TGCCTTCGTAACCGGGAAGCGGAGGAGGAACCATCTCAGGGTGACGAGCTGCCGGCACAGGCTGCCAGCCGCGAACCATGCGATCCGTCATGTTATCGGGATCAGGCTCATTGAGCGTGGACTCACGGACCCAAGAGTAGATCATGCCGGTTGGGATCTTCTCCTTGGGGACATAGAGCTTGGATTGATAGTGAGTTTCGGGCTGCTTGCGCATTTCAGAACCGCGATTTTCTGCGGTGCGAGACGACGCCATACGTGATGCACGTGCCATAGTTTACTTCCTTTTCTGCTTGAGGATGAAGGTAGCGTGATACTTCTCAGCCTCAGCATGAGTCATTCGCTGACCATTGGGTTTACGGTACGCACCGCTATCCGCCATGTTGTGCGCCATACGACGCTCATCTGCCGACAGACGGATTACTTTCGACTTAGCGCCCTGACCCTCAGGTGCAGTGCGCGTCACAGCCGCTACATTGCTCTCACGACGCATAGGTGGTGCTGCCTTCTTTACAGGTTTTGGGTCATCGAACGCATCAGGGAACTCCTCGCGGATGTGCTGGTCAATCTGCTTGAAATAAGCAGCACTCCCAATCTCATCCTCGCGACCATCCGCCCGCAAACGACGCTCAACACGCTTGGCGAACAGCGTGGCTTCCTCGTGCATCTCAGGGTCGAAGTCTGGTGACTGCGGCTGGAACCACGAATTGCGCTGAATCCACTGAGCCGTGCGCGGCTCAAGAGAAACAGGGCGCTGCTCGTTCTTCGGCTCAAGCGGAGGAGCTGCCTTAGCGGCCTCCTCCTGCTGGACACGCTGTGCGGCAGCCTGCTGCTTCCAAGTTTCAACGCCAGATAGGTCAGACTGCAATTGGAATAGCTGCGACTGCAGCTCGACCTGTTGCTTAGTATCGCCAACAGCAATCGCATCCTCGAGCTGAGCCTTAACGAACGTCGCCTCGCGCTGGAGGCGCTGCTCGTAGTGGGTCATCATCGCGATGTCAGACTGCTGGCGAAGCTCAGCTTCTTGCCGTGCCCGTGCCTCAAGCTCCTGAGCGCGACGCTCAGCATCTGCAGCGCGGCGAGCAAGCTCAGCGATTCGGTTTTCTGAGGAGCGGCGGCGCTTTGGCTTAACCTCTTCCTCTTCTTCCTCCTCTTCGTCAGAAGCCTCTTCAGCCTCTTCCTGCTCAGCTTCTTCTTCCTCAGCTTCTTCCTGCTGTTCCTCTTCTTCCTCCTCCTCTTCGGAGTCGTCGAAGTCTGCTAGGTTTTCACCAAGATCCTCTTCCGTAATCTCAATATCCACGTCCTCAGTGGGACCGTCATCGAACATCGGAAGTTCTTGGGTTTCGGTTTCACCGTCCATTTATACCTCCATTAAAACCTGTCGGCGTTCTTGACCGACTCGATATCCCTCGGATCCTTAATCACCGCCAAGATACGATCATCAGGAATCAGGCCGAGTGCCACGCCACGATAAGAGACAGCAACGGCCTCATAGCGCGGGATCATGACCCAATCGCCAACCTTGCACCAAGGGCCTGAGCGTTCAAATTTCTCGCCCTTATATGCTTCTGGACCCATCGCGCAGACGAGCGCCGAGCAAGACTGATACTTGTCTTCAGACAGAACAATCTCAGGAAGGATGATGCCACCCTCAGTCATCTGCTCGCGGGTATAGAGCTTCAGCGCGATCATGTAGCCTGCCGGCTTCATGTCAAATACCTCGCCCGTGATCTCCGTGAAGAGGTTATTGATGAAGTCCTGCGCTTCCCCCTCTTCGTGCTCTTCAATGAAACTCATCGACATCAGTACATATCCTTCCGTTTTTGCTCCGGTATTTTATCGTCATCTGGTTGGAACATCTGACGATATGACTCGTTTACAATCTCGAGAGCGAGCGTGTAGGCGCGAGTCATCGCATTCCCCTCCAGAACCTGAAGGGCAATCTCTTCTGCCGTAACCGCAGGGATAAACTTATCCCCGAAGCTGGACGGCCTAAATCTTGCGTTGAGTGAATAAGACGCGGCTGTGTCGCGTGCTTCGCCGAGCTTATCGACGATCCTCTTCCGCAGTTCTTCTGCGCTCATATATGTTCTCCGGTTTTTTATGTGGCGGTCATTACCCGGGCCGCCACGGGTATTCTAAATTACATTCCGCCGATGCCCTTCTTCGGCTTCACAACCTGCTTGATATCACCCGTTTCGGACATCATGCCCTTGCGAACTTTAGCGGCACCGCCCTGAGCCTTCTTGATGGGGGCCATACCCTTGCGGGTTTTGCCTGCGCCACCAACGGCCTTCTTCACGGGAGCGCCACCTTCTTTGTAAACTTTGCGCGGAGGGGGCGGAGGGGGCGGAGGGGGCGGCGCAAAAACCACATTAGGATCATACATCGGCGTTGGCCTAGGCATTGCATCAGACTTTAACATCTGCGGCTGCGTCGGCATCGGCTCCGCCGTCCGCGTCAGCATCGGCTGCGGCATCGGCATCGCCTTCGGAGCTGGCACATGCCTAACCATAAGCCCACGAGTATTCTTGGCCGCAGGCTCAGAACGCATATTAGCGCGGCCAGTGCCGCCAGCAGCCTTCTTCACGGGCTTCTTGACCTTGCCAATAGCGATCATGACGGCAAGGCCGTCCTTAGCTTTGCCGCCCTTCTTCATGCCGCCCATTTCAGTAGCCAGCTTCTTGGCAGTGTCAGCAGAGGTCTGGACTTTGCCGCCCTTCTTCATAGCGCCGCAGGCTTTTCCGCCGCCCTTCGCTTTGAAAAGTTTTCCTGATTGGAAACGCTCCTTCACAGTTGGCCTTTTCACACCCGTTACCGTAATGTCTTCTGAAGACTTAGCCTTGAATGGATTGTCCCGCGAACCAGCGGCTGGGGCCATTGGCATTTTCGACACAGTCCGGCGCGTGTTATCGCTAACAGCCTCATTAGCCATTTTTGTGCCGTATGTCTTGCCATTGTATTCAAACGTCTCTTTACCTGCGCGACGTGCGCTGGCAAATGCATCGCCAAATCCAGTCTTTTTTGTCTCTTTTGGCTCTTTGCGCATCTCAGTCGTGTACGACTTTCCGCTGTAATCGAAGGTCTTCTTTCCTTCCTTGCGAGCGCCAGCAAAAGCCTTCTCAAACTCAGACAGCTTGCCGCCTTCCTTCTTAGCAGGAATGCCAAGCAGCTTGTCAGCACGTGCGCGCTTAGCAGCTTCAGCCTTAGCCTTCTCAGCTTCACGACGCTTCTGCTCTTCCAACATGCGCTTGCCGCGCGCTGTCGTGATCAAAACGTCGTCAGCCTCCGGCGTGTTGCGGCCAGACATTGCGCCGCCATTCTGCTTCTTCACCACACCGCCAACCTTATAGGTCGGGATCGGGCGCGCATTAGCGCGCTGCTGCAGGGCCTTAGCGCCGTTCGGCTGGTTCGGCATTGGCTCAGCAATTGCCGAGCCGAAGATTGCGCGAGCCTTGGCCCGCAGATCAGTGGACTTCATATTAACCTCCAAAGGTTCGCAGGGCTTCAGACTCCAGCTTCATAGCTGCAATCCGTTCTTTCGATGCGCGGTCTTCCGCGTCGCTCCGGTAAGCCAGCTCAGCCTTCTGCAGTTCGACTTGCGCATCGCGCTCGTCAGAAATCTGCTTCTGCTGGACTTTCATTGCTTCCACCTCAACCAGCGGATCCGTTGCCGGCTGCTCAGGCTGAGGCTTATACATTGGTGCCAATTGCTGCATGGCCTGTGCAACCATGACCGCAATCTGGTTTTCAATCTCAGGAGGCAGCGGAGCGCCCGGAGGCGGCAACTGCTGACCAAGAACCTGTTGCACCTGCACCCGCATCTTCATCGCCAAGTGCTCGTTGATGTGCGCCTGAAGATTCGGATTGTCCTGAGCAATAGGTGCGTGAGCTGCGATGTGCGCGTCGTGGTCCTGATACTCTCCAGCGCGCAGCGGCAAGCCGACAATCGCGTTCTGGTTCTCCGTGAGAGGGTCCAGAGGCTTTGGCTCAACGGTCTTATTCGGCAAGATCGCGTCGATCTTCTCCGGCTCGATGCCCATTTCCATGTACATCTGCTTAAATGCAGCGTGCAAATTGTGCATATCTGGCTGTTGCGTGGCAAAACGCAGCAGTGCCTCAGCACGCATCATGCGCTGTGCAGAAGAGCTGATATTCGGGTCAGAAACGGGGATTACGTCGATGTTATTGACGAAATCAGCCCGCATAATCGCCGTCTGTCCGCCCTTAACCGGGAACGGATAGGGCGCGTCAGGCAGGTATTCGCCGAACAAGTCGGCAATCAGCTTCAATTCTTGACCAAGTGACTTGTGTGCGCGCTTCAGAGTGGCTGATTGGACCCGTGTTGCCGCCTCCATAAGGGCGACAGTGGTTCCAACCGGCGCATCCTGACGCCCATCACCGACGGCAATCTCCGCCGTATTCGCCAAATTGCGCGCACCTTCATAGGTTTCCTGCAGCAACTGCAACGATACAGCCGATGGCTCCTTATACGGCATCGGCATGATCGCATTCTGGATCGGCAAGCCGCCAGTATCGATCTCACGAAACTCTGTCGGCCCAATGCCGAGGTTGTTGTCGTCAAGGCGCATGCCCTTGACCCGCAAACCACCCGGGAAGTTGTTCAATGTCCCCGCGTCGATGAGCTGCCGCCGGATTGACGTAGCCGTTTTCGCACTGTTCCCCAAAATGTGCGCGTATCCAAGGCCATAAAAGCCCAGACCCGGCAGGAATTTGTAGTGAACGAAGTAATTGCGCTTCTGGAAGGTTGTGTCCCCCTCCTTCCAGTTGCGGCGAATTGACAGGACTTTGCGCGTATTCTCGTCAATTGAGACGATATACGGCAGCGGAATCCCGTCTTCGTTCTCAAATCCCTTCAGATCGAGGTCAGCATAGACCTCGTAGATCTGATAGTCATTCGCCCCGCTTGCTCCCGGCTGCAGCCCCTCGACGCTATCCACCTCAGACTGGATGATGTCATCATTGCCAGTCGGCTGCGGATCCCCCAACGAAAGGTCGCGATATACCCCATTGATCTGCGCCATGCGCAGTTGCTTCTTCGTCATTGGCACGATGTGGCAGTAACGCTGCGACGTGCTCAAATCGCTCGTGCCGTAAGACACGATGAAGTTTGCTGGTAAAACAAAGCGCGCCACTGGGCGCGCCAACACTGGATCTTGATAAACCTTTTTGAACGTCGAGCCGACCAATGGAAGCCACATCAGCATCTGGTCAAACTCTTCGTAATACTCAGGCGCAAGCTCTGTCAGATACAGATTCATCCACGCCTTAACGCGATCCGCCTGATCATCCAGCTCCATGTTCGGAACACCAATGACCTGCGTCTTAACCGGGCCCGCAGCGGGCATAAGCTCGCCACGAGCCACAGCCTGCCACCGAATTACCGCCTCTGCCATGAGCGGGTCGAACACACCACACGCGCCGTTGAACGGTGTCGTTCGATCTTCGATCTTCAGGCCTAACAGCTTGATGCCCTTCTCCATCGTGGTTTCCCAGTCGGAGCGGCTCTGCTTGTCTTCCTCAACACCAGACATCAACTGCTCAGAAAGACCAGCCAAGTCCATGTCGCTCATGTAGTCCGCTAGGTTCGCGCTATGCTCTTCCGCGTCGCCCGCGTCCTCATCTGCCGGATCAAAGTCGATGTCGACCGACCCGTCCTCATTCTCCATCAACAGCGCGCCGTCTACCAGCTCGCCAACATCGTCAGGAATCTCAACCTCAATGCCCGCATCAGGTGCGCCAACGTCCATGCCGCCAATGCCCTCATAAGCGGGGCGGAGCGTGTCTTCGAGTGTCATCGGTTTACGGGCCATGATGCTTCCTATCAATAAAACGCAACACGCTCAAGTGGTGTGTCGTATTGCTCCTCATACGGGTCTTCCGTATTCTGCACCCACCCAGACTGTTTAATACGTAAAAACGACATTGTCATCGTATCAACCCAGTCTCTCGCGTCAGCAGCCGGGAATTGGATGCACTGCTGCAAAAAGTCGTCCGCCCACTTCCTAAGCGTCATATATGTTGGGCCCTGCGCCGGCAACCAAACTCTTCCATTCTCAATCAAGTCAGT